GCTTTCTTACCTGTTCAAAATATTCAGGTCTATGTAATAGAAATCCTTTTAATGTAGTATTTGTACTAACACTATATCTGTAAACACCTACATTATCCCAAGTTCTATATGCTATACTATCTTTTCTCATATCTATTAAATCGGTCATTTGCTTATCCCCTTAAATAATATTTGTAATGTATCTGCAATAGTATTTCGATCAATTATTTCTCCCTGTTTTTGTTTATCTGCTATACTAATCATTATTTTAATGAATTTAAGTCTAGTAGATCTAGGGCAATCTAAATAATTATCTAAAAGTATTCTCCACTCTTTTTTATTCAACTCATTCATTTGTAATCTCCTCTACTGTATATCCATCTCGTATACAAATCTCATATGCTAATTCACGCAATACTTCTTCACTTATTAATTCTAATGCTTCTTCTCCACATATATCCCATATTGCTAAAGTATCTACACTATCTAGTGCCTTTCTTATTTCTTCACTCATATTTTAATTACTCCCAATATTATGATAAATATAATTACCATAAATCCATATCTTAAAATTGTTTCTCTCATATTATCACACACCCCTCTGATATGCTACATATTAAACCTAGTACCATTATCCAAAATAATGCTGAAACAGGATTACTGAAACTCAATATCTACTCCTCTACTAATTTATACACTTCTTATATAGTCTATCATATTAAACCTAATCAAGTCAAGTCCAATAAAATATTTCTTCTCATATAATTCATATTTAAATTGTATCATATTTAGTCCAGTCAAGTAAACCATATAAAAATCCCCTACCCAATTTTATTCGAGTAGGGGATATAATTTAAATTGGTAGTATCTTCTTCAATACCCATCTGACCTTTCCTAGTATTCCTAGTAGTAAGTCTTTGACCTTTCCTAGTATTCCTTTGATCAGATCGCTTCCAACTTCATACAATATTAGTATTATGTTTACCCTCAAAGTGTATCTCCTTGATTAGTTTATAAAAAATCTAATCTAAACAATCACACTCACCTCCACAACATTCATTTTTCTGTACATCTTCGCAATTACATTCACATTTACACAGTCCTTCTTCTTCGCATATACATTCATCTAAATCACATTCTACCTCTAAGCAACATTCTTCTGGATTACAACATTCATTCTGCGTCATTGGTGTCCTCCTCCTGCTTTCCAAGTGGTTTCCCATCTAAAATATCGAGGTTCGTTTCCTTATCTTCTCTTTCCTTGATATTTTTTTGAATATCATATTTGGTTATTTGAGTAGGATGTGTTCCCCATTTCCTTGATTTTTTAATAAGTGCCATATTTTGTGTCCCTCGTTGACTTGCTACGTCTTCCATAGCTTCCTTGTCCTATACCAATATTTTGTTTCCCAGTAGTTCTTGGTTTCCTTTTGTTTCCTTGGATTTCATAGATAATAGGACCCAAGCTTTCCTTTAAAAAAAGAGCTTTTAATATTTTATAATACGAGTTCATCTCGCTTCCTAGTCTTTTAATTTTTCAGCTAACTTGTTACGTTTCTCTCGTCCTTCGCTTCCTTCAGAAAAATCATCATAGCCTTCCTTTTTAGCTTGTGCTGTTGCAAGAGCATAAGGACTATTACTTGTATAGTCTTTTTTGCCTTCTTTTGCAAACCATTTTAGGAAAGTTTTTGTAAGAGGAAGAGATGCCTTTGGAGGTGTTAGAGCTTCCTCATAATGATTTGCTCCAGCTTCCTCACCTGCTTCATTAACAACCCAAGGAACGTACTTTGGGTTTTCCATTACTGGAGTGTACCTTGCAAATTCCGCTTCCAATTCCTTTGGAAATCCTTGTTCGTCTAACAGATTATGGTGGACTCTTTCTCTACCATGATAGTTTTCTAGGGTAGCAAACATCTTATTTCCTGAAAGAGGATCACTTGCTTTCCCATTCTCTTTTGAAAGCCAATTAAAGAAAGTTGTTGTAAAGTCTATGTTTCCGTTTGATTTCCTAATCATATTTATTTCCTCTCTTGGTTTTGAAGTTGATTTTGTTAAGCAACTTCCATCTGCACAAGAACCCTGTGCTACGTTGTCTGATTTAAGTAAATCAAATGACGCTCCTTGATTCACTCCTTTTTCACATACTGTTACCTCTGCAAGTTCTAAATCATCTACTTGCATGTAAGATTGTAAACCTTTTGTCATATTCTGCATCTTAGTTGCTGAACCAGCTATAGAATAGGATTTGAGCTTTCCTTCATTTATTTGTTCTTTCACTCTATCAGAAATCTTTGTATCATTTCTCATCTCAGTAATAAAGAACAAACCATTTTCATTTACTCCACTCTTAAAGATTTGACCAGCTTTGTTAATATAAGCTGGTAAAGCCCAACCTACTTGAACATCTGAATGTAGAACCATAGCGTTCCTAGTTCTAAAACTTTTCATGTAATTGTCAAATGCCTTTTCCAAAGCAACTGTAGTAATAAGATGTCCTTCTCTATCTACTAATTCAACAGAGGCTGGACCTCCTAATACTACTGGTTCTTTTTCTAATTTTACAGCTGCTTTCTTATATGTTTCATCATTTGGATACGCTCTATGTAAAGTCATAATTTCAGCTGAGGAAGCAATCCCTGCTTTATACAATCTTTTAAATTCATCTAAAGCTTTTGATATATCTTTAAGTGAAACCTTTCCTCCTTCAGCTTTTTCTAATAAAGCTAATGAAGAACTATCAGACACATTCTGATACATATCTCTATTTATTGTAGTAATTCGTTCTGCAGTCATTGTCATGACAGTTGTCTCCTTATCCTACTGGGAATGATGTTCCCCAAATTACGCCTTCATATCCAGTACTTGAACCACTTGCTATTACAGATACATTTTTTCTAAAATCTAATGGATGGGTACTAGAGAACCAAGTATGTTCTGTAGTATCGTTTCCTGTTAGTTTGATTGCTGCTGTACTTGCTTCTGCATCACAGTCAAATGCCACATATAATACTTGTGACGCATGAGTGTTTCTTATGGTTATTCCTCGGATTACTCCAATAGGTGAAATGTGTCTAGACCTTGATAGGTTAGCAGTTCCTTCCCATTGATAAGTATTTCCACCAGCTAAACTTCCATCTATATAATCTATAACACTTGAATCATTTCTAAGATCCCACATTAAAGCATCCCAGTACATATTAATATTATGTTGTGTACTTGAACAGAACTTAACTCTGTATGTAGCAGGGGTTGTTCCTGCTGGAATATTGTATGCTACACTTACTCTTTGGTAAGCTGTAGTTAAACTAACTGCAGTTCCAGTAACTAGAGCAGTTCCACTTGAATCTGTAATTTGCATTACTGCATCTCCAGAAGCAGAAGCTCCTCTTACCATTCCTGAAGCTACAATCCATTGAGGTGTATTTTGATTAATATCAGCTCCAGCACCACCAATTGAATGTGTAGTTACATAAAATCCTTCTTTGGCTGCAGAGTTTGCAGGGTTAGCTGTAAGTTCTGCTGCACCTAAATGTGGATTCGCAGTGGTTCTAGAAATTGCAGAACCGTCTGCTGTAAATTCAGCGATGCTTGCATTCTCTATTGAAGGGTTTGTGATTTGGTTTATTCCGGGACTACCTGTTGTTGCTAGTTCCCAACTCGCAGTAGTTCCTGCCGAACCACCTTGATCTAATTCGTAGTAAGGACCTGCATGGATATTTATTAAATCTGCCGCTGAAGTTCCTACTGTTCCACTAAACGCTACATATCTATCATAAGGAGCGACAGAAGTCCTAGTACTAGGATCTGTATTCCACTCTTTCCATTCTTTTGAATTTTTATAACTATTTGTAAATGCCATTTATATATTTCTCCTTAATCCATCCAAGTGGAGATACCTATAAAACTAGCCATAACTGCTGATGCATGGAGAACTAAAAGTGCCAGTGCCACGACTCCCGTCTTAACACCATAAACTTTACTCCTCCATCCATGCAAGTCATCTAATTCTCGATCCACTCTTGCTAATCCACTTACTAAAGTTTTATTCAATTGTGCTTGTGTTTCTATGTAAGAATCTAATCGTTCCATATACACAGCCAACTGTACTTCAGTATCCGTCTTAACTGGCATGAGTTTATTTTCCGTATGCTATAATTCTAATTCCAATACCACTAGCATCCGCTGTGTCACCAAGTTCATCTAGAGCGGCAGCATCTGCACCAGCCTCATAGATTTCTAACTTTTCGTTAGTGTAGTCATATTGCACTACATAACCATCGGACTTCTGTGAAATTAATACTATATAAAGTTCTTCTAGACCCATATCTGTTGCAGAATATGATTCTCCACCAGTAGGATATGAGTCATCAAATGTAATATCTTTAATCACATATTTCATATTTCCGGGAACACCAACAACATCTGACGATGATCCGGGATTTGTGACTGTTAACGCCATAATTTATTTTCTCCTTTTATAAGAATGGGTGGGGAGAATTTAATCTCCCCAGCCCATCAATTAGTTTTCTTTACAAGTTTAGATTACGCGTTTAAGTCTGTAATCTTAGCTTGTGTGAAGAAGTTGTGACATCGCATTTCTGCCATAGTGTATAGTAATCCTCTTACTACTAGAGCGTT